AGGCGCAGAAGAACTGGCAGCAGCTGGTCGAATCGCACGGCTACCGTTACATCATCGTAAGAACGCAGGCGGAGTTCTGCAAGGCAGTAGGCATTGAACTGATGGGCGTATGACCAAACAACAACGAGAGTTCTACTACTACGCGGAGCAGGTGACCAAGCACACCAAGATCGGATTGCGTCAGATGCAAAGCCAAGACCGCCACCGCGACATCACCGAATCGCGCCAGTGCCTGATGTACCTGCTCAAGTTCAAAATGAAGCTGACGCTGATGGAGGCGGGCGAACTGATGCGCCGCCACTACTCAACGGTGCAACATGCGCTTCAAGTCATCCAAGACATCCAGCGTTATCAGGGCAAGTACCTGTGGCTCGACAAAGTGAGCCCGTACCAAACTCACAACATTATGCCAAAAAATACTCTCTATCTTTGCGACCAATGTGGAGGCACGCACAATCATACTAACGCTTTACACCAGCGGCAAGCTGCGGCAGATAGCGCGGCAGCTGGCTACGCATGACCTTGCGCCAGACCTTGAACATGAACTTGTCATCCGACTATATGAAAAGCCAGCCGAAAAGATCGAAGCCATGCACACCGGAGGCTACCTCAACTTCTACATCGTGCGAATGGCTATCAACCTTTACCGAAGTCGCAACTCTAAATTTCAACGCGACTTCCGACACAATGAACTGCGCGAGGAAATCGCCGATCAGCAGCTGGAGGCAGCTGATGAGCCGTATGATGCAAGGCCTGATGCGATATTTAACCGGGCGCTCGAAGTCATGGATGGCTGGGCGAAAGCCGGTGCCTACCCCTACGACAAGCAGCTATTCCTCCTATGGCTCGAACTCGGCAACAAGAAACTCATCGAGCGACATACCAAGATACCTTGGCGATCAATTTCGTACACAATCAACAACTGCAAGCAACGACTAAAACATGAACTTGGATCTGATTACTATATTGCTTTTGGCCACTATGACTTCCTTGGCGATGAACCGCTATAACGTCCTGCCATCCTGGTACTACCGCTACGCGAGGTGCAAGCCGCTGACCTGCCTGACCTGCCTCGCCTTTTGGTGGGGCGTAGTTCTGACCATCACAGCGTCCAGCCTTCATTGGCTGCTTGCCATACCGGTTGGATTAAGCGCTGCCGGTCTGACGGTGCTGACCATTAAACTCTCGGAGAAATGACACTTGACGAAGCAATGCAGGTGCTATCGGTCAAGCACAAGCTCGACGGCTACTATGCATCTCAAACGATGTCGCTCTCACCGGGCGAGGTGTCGATGCTGGAGAACGTCGCCAACGCCAACGGCTACGGACGTACGAACTGGTGGTGTGGATCATGCGCAGTCAGCCGCTTGCAGGAGATGATGGCAGCCGCAATGGACGCTCGCGCACGATTATCGGTTGAATGATATTTATAGACATGACACACCAACCCGACATTACAATTGAACAGGACGCGCGAGCATTGGACTGGCAGGATCGTGGACATTTATTGACCAACCTGTCAAACGTATTGGATTCACTGGAGGAAAGCACAGCACCCAACGCGCTGCATGCCAAGGTTGCGGTGATTGAGAAGATCATTGACATCGTTACAAACATGGAGGCATGAAGAAGGTAGCCATTGGCGAGTTGAAGCCGAACCCGAACAACCCGCGCATTATCAAGGACGACAAGTTCAAGAAGCTGGTGCAAAGCATTAAAGACCTTCCCGAGATGGCCGAGGTGCGGCCAATCGTAGTCAACACGGATATGGTCGTGCTGGGTGGCAATATGCGGTTGAAGGCAATGCGCGAAGCAGGATGGAAGGAAGTGCCGATTGAAGTGGTGGATTGGGATGAGGATAAGCAACGGCAGTTCATCATCAAAGACAACGTCAGCGGCGGCGAATGGGATTGGGATATGCTGGCGAATGAGTGGGATGCCGATGAACTAAACGAGTGGGGTCTTGACCTTCCCGAGTTTGAGCAGGTGCAGGAACTGGAAGCGGAGGAGGATGACTTTGAGATGCCTGACGAAGTGCAGACCGACATCGTGCTGGGTGACCTGTTTGAGATTGGCGAGCATCGTTTGCTTTGTGGGGACTCAACGGATAGCGATGCCGTTGCGAAGTTGATGGATGGGAAGAAGGCGGAAATTATTTATACTGACCCGCCATATTCAAGCGGAGGATTTCAAGAAAGCGGCAAAACAAGCGGAAGTATAGGGGCAAGAGGGAATAAACAGATTGCAACAGATAATTTAAGCACAAGAGGTTACATTTCGTTAATGGACAAAGTGTTGGCAAACTTTAATAATGCACATTCTGCTTTTATATTTTGTGACTGGAAAATGTGGGTGTATAATCAAGACATTGCAGAAGCAAAGGGGTACAGGGTGCGCAATATGATTGTTTGGGATAAAATGCAAATGGGTATGGGTATGCCGTTTAGAAATCAGCACGAGTTATGTTTGTTTGGTTCTAAATTGGCTGGTAAAATAGGAGATGGCAAAACGCCTAATGTGTTGCAATGCAAAAGAGATAGGGAAAGTGAACACGCAACACCTAAACCTGTTGAGTTAATTACCAAAATGCTTAACCAAATTGATGGGTTGCTTATTAGTGACCCATTTTTAGGAGGAGGCTCAACAATGGTAGCGGCACACCAACTAAACCGCAAATGCTACGGAATGGAACTTGACCCGAAGTACTGCCAAGTGATAATTGACCGTATGCTTAAACTTGACCCAACGCTGGAAGTCAAGAGGAACGGAGAGCCGTACAAAACAGCCGAGTAACAGCCGTGAGCAACCCGATACCAAACAACAAGCCGTTTGAAAAAGGGCAGTCAGGCAACCCCAACGGAAGGCCGCGTAAGTACGTGACCCTGCTGGTTGACCAAGGCTACAAGCGTTCCGAAATCAACGACACGATTCAGAATATGATGGCGATGACCGTTGACGAATTGAAGCAGGTATGGGACAATCCGAAGGCCACGATATTGGAGAAAACAATCGCATCCGCAATGCGCAAGAGTATTGAAAAGGGAACGCTTTACAGCCTTGAAACCTTGCTGTCGCGGGTGTACGGATTGCCGAAGCAGGAGGTGGAAAGCATTGTACACATCGAACAACCGCTATTCGGAGATGAGTGACAAGATAGTCGAATCAGTCATTGACCAATTTCGGACAAGAGCCGAGGCGGGAAAGCGGAAGTACGGCACAACAATGGAGCGCGATGACCTTTCTCCACTGCAATGGCTGCAACACTTGCAGGAGGAGTTGATGGATGCGGCCGTCTACGTCGAGAAGTTGAAGGGGGAAATTGGGGAGAAGTAGTGTATATTTGTGTAAATAGTCAGGTGGTGAAATTGGTAAACACACGGTAGGACAACGTGCCCCGTATAGGTGAGATACCTTGGCTACAGGTTCGAATCCTGTCCTGACTACAAGGCTATGTGGTGGAAAGGCACACACACCCCAATGGCGGGGTTTATTGCAGGTTCGAATCCTGCCATGGCCACAAAACCATTTCGTTGACGTCAACAAAATGATATTAGAAAAAACCGAAGTAGTTTAAGTGGTAAAACGACAATTAGGGAGTGCGCACCCCGACCGTAAACAGAAGTTGTAAACGTGGGTTCGAACCCCACCTCGGTTACAAATGGCATTTCATCACACCACCGCGATAAAGCGCATCAGGCGGATGACGGCACGCAAGAAAGTCATCCAAGGCGGAACGAGCGCGGGCAAGACCTACGCGATACTGGCAGTGTTGATCCACATAGCAGCCAAGGCCAAGACCGAGATCAGCGTCGTATCTGAATCAATCCCGCACCTGCGACGTGGTGCGATGAAGGACTTTGGCAAGGTCATGCAGTGGACGAACCGCTGGCGTGACGAAGGCTGGAACAAGACGCTGCTAACCTACACCTTCGCCAACGGCAGCACGATTGAATTCTTCAGCGCAGACCAGGAGGCTAAGTTACGCGGCGCACGGCGGCAGGTGCTATACATCAACGAAGCCAACAACATCGAGTTTGAGGCGTACCATCAGCTGGCCATCAGAACGAGCGAAGCCATCTACATCGACTTCAACCCGGTGTCGGAGTTCTGGGCGCACACGGAGGTCTTAGCCGAGCAAGACAGTGAGTTGCTGGTGCTGACATACCGCGACAACGAGGCGCTGCCGGCGACGATCCGCGACGACATCGAAGCGGCGCAGGTCAAGGCGGCAACATCGACGTACTGGGCGAACTGGTGGAAGGTCTACGGCTTGGGTGAGGTCGGATCACTGCAGGGCGTGGTCTTTGATGATTGGCAGCAGGTCGACGGCATCGACTTTGCAGGTGACAAGTTGATCGCCATCGGCTTGGACTGGGGATACACGAATGACCCTACGGCGGTGGTGGCCGTCTACAAGCGTGGCAGTGCTATCCTCATGCATGAATTGATCTACCAAAACGGCCTCACCAATCAAGACATTGCTGAACACCTACGCAAGCTGGGC